ATTCTTAAGCGTCCGCGCCGAAGGGTCAGTTGTATCAGACCATAACGGCATCCACATATACGGTATTACTGTTGCCATACCCGGATAAAACCCCTCAAAAATACCCCTATAATAACACATCTCAGGCGTTACTGGAGGATTATGCACATATTTCACCAGTACCTTCTCTAAATCCACTGCCCGCGTAGCCATTTCCTGGGCAAGTAAATACCACGGCTTATCCCCACTTACACCATCACTAAATGCCTCCTTCCGCCGCCAAAGGACTTCCCGTGGAAGCGTAGTACCATCGTCAAATGCCCGACGTAGAATCCACTTTTCTGGAATAGCCGCTGTTGGCTGCCTATACTCTAATGGGACTTGTAGGACGGTCTGGACAAAGGTCTTATCTAAAAAGGGTGTGCGCGGCTCCAAGCCATGTGAGGAAATCGACCGGTCGCTCCGTTGCACATCAAACATGTGAATATCTTTGAGAAGCCGTGAAACCTCATTAGCGTATGCCCTGTGTGATGGCGCACCAAACATATAGAGATACGACCCAAAAAGTTCATCAGCTCCATCTCCATTAAAGACAACCTTGCAATCGGAATTGCTAGCTACTGCCTTTGCTACAAGCCAATTTCCAACCGAGGCGCGCACCGTTGTTGTATCATACGATTCAACATCCTTAATCACTTGTGGAATCGCCTTGAAAAAGTCCTCGGCAGTTAATACAATTTCCGTATGGTCTGAGTGAATCCACTCTGCAACCTTCTTAGCGTGTAACAGGTCAGATGACCCCGCCATTCCAATAGAAAATGTTTTAAGAGGGGGGGCTTTTGCCTTACGTAGCTCTTCTGCCACAAGAGATGCTATTAGACTACTGTCTAAGCCACCCGATAAAAGGGCTGCTACAGGACGCTCTGTTAGCATCCGCTTTTTCACAGCGCTAATAAGAGCTTCCTTAATAGCTAGTGACGATGCTTCTACAGATGTAAAAGCAGGAAGGGGATTCACAATAGTTGAATGATATGTTGCCGAATATATAAGGGTGCGCGTAGATATATCATAGACTTCAAACGTCCCAGGTGTAAATGGAGTAACTGTACTGCAAAGAGGGGTTAGTGCTTTCACTTCGCTGGCAAAAAAGACCTGTTCTTCCTTTACACGCTCATTACTGTAGATTGTGCGCGTACCCTTATAGAGTGGTCTTACACCGTATGGGTCTCTTGCTATAATTGCATAACCGTGGCTATAGTCAATGATTGCAGTGGCAAAAACACCGTCTAATGAATTAAAAAGGTTGGCAAGTGTTTCAAAGGGCTTTCCAGCAAAGTGCTGATAAAGGGCTCCAATAACTTCACAGTCACTTCCAGAATTACAGTGAAGCTTGTGTTTCTCTTCAAGAGCTGCCCAATTGTAAATTTCACCGTTTGTTGCAGTTAGTGTTCCGCCAAACTCCATTGGCTGCATGCCTTCCTTTGTAAGCCCGTTAATTGCTAGACGCGTAAATCCAATGAGCCCTCCTTCAAACTCTTTGACGCATGAGCCTTCTGGTCCTCGTGCGCGAAGAGTGTTTATGCAATTTGCACAGTCGTCATGTATGACTGAGCCGAGTCCCACAAATATGCCACACATCTCTTTTTATATTGAGAGGTTTCTATAAGCCCAAGAAAAATACAGAGCTATTCCTCTTAAGAGGAATAGCGAAGGCATGGTTTTTATCCTTATCCATTTCATGGATAAGGATAAAAAATACCGAGTTTCTATTCTGAAAGAATAGAAACAGAGGAATATTTGTTGTTATGTATCCATTTTATGGATACATAAGAAAAATACCGATTGCGGGGGTCGAACCCGCGACTACCAGGTTAAAAGCCTGGTGCTCTACCAACTGAGCTAAACCGGTGTTTACACCGGTTTAGCAAATCCTTTGCAGGATGAACTAAACCGGCGGTTTCACCAGTTTAGCAAACTCTTTGCAGAGTGAGCTAAACCGGTTTTGTAGGTTTTTGAAGAGTGCCTACAAACTCTGTATTCCAATACCGGGAGTTGAACCCGGGTCTAAGGGGTGAAAACCCTTTATGCTAACCGTTACACCATATTGGAGGCAAGAACACCTAGGCGCGCGGCGCCCGTCAATTTTACTTCCGCGAGCCGCCGTGCCCCCTACACCTTCAATATCATGAATAATACTTATAAGATTACGCATTTAAAGGACATTTATTAACATTGTGAAGATGCCTCCTAAATCAAAGGTGCAACGTGTAAAAGAAGGTGTAACTCTTCTTAAGAAATTATCAGATCTTCCACCTGAGATGGGAATGGTCGAGTCTGATAAAGGATACATACAAATTCGTAATGCAATTACAGAATGGGCTATAACAGGCGCCCCTCTAAATCTCAAAATTCCTTTACATCGTCAAGGGCGTGTTGCAGAGCTTTCGTTACCTTCTGATGGAGCCACTGCAACACTTGCTTTAAAGGTGTTACCGCCTGCTTTGATAGTTGAAGATATGGATTAACGGCAAGTGCCGAAGTTGCGTTAAGCCAAAGGCTTAACATTAACTGTAGCATACTTGCCATCATATGGTTGTAGGCAGATTTAATAGTCTCCTTAGAGGAGACTATTAAATACAGCACAACACGGTAAGGTAAATTAATCTTATAAATACTTTTGTATAATTAGGTAGGTATTATAATGTCGAGTAAATTAAGTACGGCAGGAACACCCTTGCAAATACCTACAAGGGCTGTAACACCTGTAAAGACTCCAGTATTAACTGCAAAAGCTGCAATGGCTATTGCAAAGACTGCAATGACTAAAAAGGTTGCAACAACTACACGGGCTGCAACAACTACAATGACTATGAAGGCTGCTATGCCAATAAAGACTGCTACATTAACAGTGCCTCCTTTAATAATAAAGCCTACAACAACACGGACATCAACAACAACACGGACATCAACAACAACACGGACTCCAACAACAACACGGGCATCAACAACAACACGGACTCCCACAACAACTGTGATGCCAACAACAACACGGGCATCAACAACAACTGTGATGCCAACAACAACACGGGCATCAACAACAACGCGGACTCCAACAAATAAACAAGCTCTAATGGCTGCATTTACCGCAGCAAGGGCATCAATGCCTACAAAAGCTGAAATAATTGCACAGTCTGCAACAACTACTATAATGCCAACAACCACCGAGCTAGAAACTACAGGAACTACTAACACAGAGCAGGTCACCGTAGCAGACAGCACAGCACTCTTTAAAGAATTCGACGTTGACAAGAGTGGTAGGCTCGATGCAGACAAAATGTCTGCACTACTTGCTAAGGCAGTAAAGCGCTTCCCTGTATTACGTCAGCGCGCACAGTTGTTTGAAACAAAACGTGAAAAGGCACGTGCGCGCCGTGCGTCAGCATCAACTACTGCAGTTCCATCGCTCATTGGTGGCGCAACAACACTTGACGTAGATGAGATGCTTACGCGCATTGCCGACGGATCTCTAACAGTCACGCTCGAAGAGTTTAATACTCTCCTGCAGAGCATGGTTAATCCAACAACTACGCTTGAACAAACAACAACAGAGCTGCCAACAACGACGCTTGAACAAACAACAACAGAGCTGCCAACAACAACGCGGGAACAAACAACAACACAAGCTCGAACAACAACAGAAGCTCCAACAACAACAGAAGCTCCAACAACAACACGGGAACAAACAACAACAGAAGCTCCAACAACAACGGAAGCTCCAACAACAACACAAGCTTCAACAACACAAGCTCCAACAACAACAGAACTACTAACAAGCACATTAAAAGCGGTTCAATCTACCCCTATAATCACTCCAGAGGGTTCTTATTTGGTTGCATGGTTACCCAATACGAAAATTTGTATGAGTAATAGTTCTGATGGTACTACTTGGAATCGGGGTAGTGCTTTAGAAAATCCAGTAGGAATTTGGTATGATATTAAGCAAATAGACACTATATGGAATGGCTCATACTGGTTCTCACTTCATAATAGTAATAATAAATCCCAACTTTATAAAAGTATTGATGGAATTAATTGGACAGTCGTAAATCCTGAGATAGGATTTTTTTCCTGTATAAGTTGGAATGGTTCTTATTGGCTTGCTCCACTTGTGAATGGAACTAAGATAGGAAGAAGTACTGATGGAATAAATTGGACAACTTCCCCGTCTCCCTCTGGTACGTCCTGTTTTACTACAAAATGGAATGGTTCTTATTGGCTTTATGCTGTTGGTGCTGCTTTATTTAAGGGTTCTGATGGAATAAACTGGGTAAATGTACATAAATTTACAGCAAAAATTCATAGTATGACTTGGAATGGTTCATATTGGCTTATAGTTTTGTTAGAATCAGGAGTATTATGTAAAAGTTACGATGGTATTAGTTGGGATATTATTCCAAATGTAATAGTTGATACACCAAAAGACTCAAATAAGGCATGGTTAATTTCTGGAATTCCAGTTTGGAATGGAACATACTGGTTAATTCCAGATATGTTTAATGAGACTGGAACATTATCTTATTCAACAGATGGAACTAACTGGACAGGTATAAAGACATTTAGTTTAACCATATCATCTTTAGTATGGTATAAAAACTCTTGGTTTGCATACGGAAATGATGGAGCTTGGTCTATATCAAAAAGTACTGATGGAATTAACTGGACGCATACACCATTTGGCGATGGCTCTGTTGAACATACTCCAAGTTTTATAGCAGTTGGAGGGGCAACAACAGACACATCTAACCAGAAAATTACTGTTGCAGATGCTAAGGCACTGTTTGAGGAGTTCGATGTTGATAAAAGTGGAACGCTCAATGCAGACAAACTCTCATTACTACTTGCTAAAGAAGTTACGCGCTTTCCTGCTATAAACAAGTATGTAAAGCTGTTTGAAACTCTACGTGCGTCGGCGCGTACCTCACTATCAACAAGGTCAACATCGCTTGTGGGAGGTGCAACGGTATCTGATATAGAAAGAATGCTTGCGCGGGTCGCAGACGGATCTCTTGTACTCACGCTTGAGGAGTTTACAACACTTATAGTAAGCATGGTTAATACAACAACGGAATCTTCAACAACAACAAAAGCTCCAACAACAACAGAAGCTCCAACAACACAAGCTCCAACAACAACAGAAGCTCCAACAACAACAGAAGCTCCAACAACAACACAAGCTCCAACAACAACAGAAGCTCCAACAACAACTGTTATAATGACTCATGAACCTTCCTATTTGGTTGCATGGATACGCGGCGAGCAGATTACAATGAGTAAAAGTTCTGATGGTATTACTTGGGTTAACAGTGATGTATTAGCAAACCCAGCAGGGCTTAAATATACTATGCAACTAGATGATATTCTACAAATAGATACTGTATGGAATGGCTCATACTGGTTTACACTTCATAATAGTAGTGGCAAATCCCAACTTTATAAAAGTATTGATGGAATTAACTGGACAGTAGTAAATCCTAATCTAGGATTTTTTTCTTGTATAAGTTGGAATGGCTCATATTGGCTTGCTCCATTTATGGATGCAACTAAAATAGCAAAAAGCACTGATGGAATTAACTGGACAACTTCCCCATCTCCCTCTGGAGAGCGTTGTTTAATTGCAAAATGGAATGGTTCATATTGGCTTTATGCAGCGAATGCATCTTTATTTAAAGGTACTGATGGAATAAACTGGACAAATGTATCAAATTTCGCAGGGAAAATTTGTAATATAACTTGGAATGATTCATACTGGTTTATAGTTTTTTTGGGATCAGGTAATGGAAGTGGAGCACTATCTAAAAGTTATGATGGTGTTACATGGAATACTATTCCAAATCTAATAGTTGATACCGCACCAACTCCAATTCACGCGTATTTAATATCTGGAGCGCCAGTTTGGAATGGAATGCACTGGTTAATTCCAGGTATGATTAATGGGGATACGCTATTCTCGTATTCGACTGATGGAACTAACTGGACAAATATAAGGGGATTTAATATAACTATAGCATCTTTAGTATGGTATAAAAACTCTTGGTTTGCATATGGTCATGGATATGGTGGTGATATGCAAGATGCTATGCAATGTGTAGCAAAAAGTCCCGATGGACTTAAATGGACATACACGAAGTTTGGTGATGGTTATAGTCAAGAAGGTCCAAGTTTTATGGCAGTTGGAGGAGCCCCAATAACAGACACATCTAACCAGAAAATGACTGTTGCAGATGCTAAGGCACTTTTTGAGGAGTTTGATGTTGATAAAAGTGGAACGCTTAATGCAGACAAACTCTCATTACTACTTGCCAAGGAAGTTACGCGCTTTCCTGCTATAAGCGAGTATGTACAGCTGTTTGAAACTCTACGCGCGGCGGCGCGTGCAAGTACATCAACATCGCTTGTAGGGGGTGCAACAGTTGCTGATGTAGAAAGACTGCTTGCGCAGGTAGCAAACGGGTCTCTTACACTTACACTTGAAGAGTTTACAACGCTTATACTAACCATGGTTAATACAACAACTACCACACAGTCGCAGACAAGCACACGGGAACAAACAACTACCGAGCCACAGACAAGCACACGGGAACAAACAACTACCGAGCCACAGACAAGCACACGGGAACAAACAACTACACAGCTGCCAACAAGTACCCAGTTATCAACTGTTTCATCTGTTAATACTGAGCAGGGTATCACATTGGCAGATATAACTGCGCTGTTTCAAGAATCCGACGTGGATGGTAGCCGCTCACTCAACGGTGATGAGATGGCTGCACTGCTTGCAAAGGCAACAAAGCGCTTCCCTAGCATAAGTGAGCAGGTCTTAACAAATATGATTACTACAACAAGCACACAGTTGCCAACAAGCACACAGTTGCCAACAAGTACACAGTTGCCAACAAGTACACAGTTGCCAACAAGCACACAAGCGGTTCAATCTAATCCTATAGTGACTCCAGAAGGTTCTTATTTGCTTGGAATTGTGCATGGTTGGACTCCAGGGCGTATATACAAAAGTAGTGATGGTATTACTTGGAATGGTAGCAGTGACTTAGCAGACCCAATAGGAAATACTGAAAAATACATACCATTTATGTATACTGTATGGAATGGTTCTTATTGGTTTTTACTTCAATATATTAGTAGCACAGGCGTATCTCGACTTTATAAAAGTAATGATGGAATTCACTGGACATTAATAACTCCTGATGTAGGTTTATTTTCCCGTATAAATTGGAATGGAACATATTGGCTTGCTACAATTATAGGTAATCATAAAATAGCAAAAAGCAGCGATGGAATTAAATGGACAACTTCTCCTCCCCCATCTACTGGTGAATTTTGTAGTGCTATAGAATGGAATGGTGTATATTGGCTTTATGCTGGTAATGAATCTTTATTTAAAAGTTCTGATGGAATTAATTGGACAAGCGTACCTGGTTTCCAATATAAAAAAAATTATATGGGGAATACAACAATGATTCGTAACATGACTTGGAATGGTTCTTATTGGCTTGCAGTTTCATCAAATGCAGAACTATCTAAAAGTAATGATGGTGATACTTGGAACGTTATTCCAAATATACAAGTTGATATAACGGATGTTGGTAATGATTATGATAATTATGCAGCGTGGCAGACCTTTTCTAAGCCAGTTTGGAATGGAACATATTGGTTAATGCCTTGTATTATAAATAGTGTTGGATTAGCTCATTCAACAGATGGAACTAACTGGACATTTATAAATGCTTTTTCTAACACTTTACAGTCTTTAGTATGGTATAAAAATCATTGGATTGGATATGGACCTGATGGCGATAGTGCATCGTCTGTAGGAACAAGTACTGATGGATTTAATTGGACTTATAAATTATTTAATAATAATGAAACGGGTTCTGTATATTTTATAGTAGTTGGAGGAGCTCCAACAGAGATTGTAACAACAACCCTAAAAGCGGTTCAATCTAATCCTATAGTGACTCCAGAAGATTCTTATTTGATTGGATACAGTGAGAGTACAAATGAAATATATAAAAGTTCAAATGGAATAAATTGGACTGGTGGAAATGGATTTAGTTTGGGCAATAAAGAACATACATCCTTTGGTTTCCATGCCGTATGGAACGGGTCATATTGGTTTGCAATTTGCATAAAATTTGATAGAGATCATTTAATATATATTAATAAAAGCTCTGATGGAATTACTTGGACACCAGTAAATAAAGATTTAGGAGATTTTTGGTACATAGACTGGAATGGCTTATATTGGCTTGGTATAAGAAGAACTGATATTGCAAAAAGCACTGATGGAATAAACTGGACATTTTCTACACTTGCAGGAAAAAATCTAAATATGGCATATGAGCCGCGTTTAAAATGGAACGGCTCATACTGGCTTTTATGTATTGTTGATCCCAGTAGTGGTCCGAATAGTACTATTTCTTTACATAAGAGTAATGATGGAATTACTTGGACAACTATTTCATATAATAATGAACACGGGGCTATTCTTAATATGGTTTGGAACGGGTCATACTGGCTTATCCTTACAAATAATCAATTAATCTTAAAAAGTTATGATGCGGTTACTTGGACCCCTGTAAAATCTAAATTACTTTTTAATGTATTTTCTGAGGATATTTATACTTCAAGCCCCTATTGGAATGGAGCACAATGGCTAAGTTCAGCTTTAGATAATGATGTTCTTGGAGTAGCTTACTCAACAGACGGTGACAATTGGACATTTACACCAGCGTTTAGTGATGGCTTACGCGCATTAGTTTGGTATAAAAACTCTTGGATTGCAAAAAATAATGCTAATACTGGGGGTAAAAGCTCTGATGGAATAACATGGACTGAAATAAGTAATTATACTCCTAATATTTCATATATGACAGTTGGAGGAGCTCCAAAGCAATCTAACTCGCGCACAATTACTATAGGGGGAGGCAAATCGCGCGTTTTACGTTCTTCAAAGAAGAAGCGTCCTTCTCGTAAGAAACGCGCTTCGAAAAAGTCAGTTTAAATTCAACTGCATCCAAATTACCCCACTTATTTTAAGCAATCACCGATAGATGGCTCGCGCCGGTCTCCTTTCTGAAGGAGCCCTATATGAAACAATTGCCCGTGGAAATAAAGATAATTATTTCTTGAGCAAAAAACTCGCCGATGCAGTAAACCCTTTTGAAAATCGTTATAGCCGCCGACCAGGCTTTGTGAGTGAAATTCGTAATACCGTTCCCCTAAACGCCCCCGATTTTGGACGGACTTGTGAATTTGAATTTGAAGTTGCTGGAGACGTTTTTCTAGATACCACCCTTCTTATTGACCTTCCAACCTGGCTACCACCCGTAGAGGCAGCCCTAAATTTAAAAAGCGGATACCGGGTCTCGGCAACATCTGGACGAGACTATGGCTACATACGAGGCGCTGGCTACTTTCTTTTTTCCTCAATTCAATTGTTCCAGGACAAAATTCTTCTTCAAGAATTCAGCGGAGACGCACTCTGGGCTTCACAACTTTCCCGAGGCTCCCTAAATTCAGCCTACCTTGACCAAGCTCTTACAGGAATGAGCGATGTATCTGGAAATACCCTCTACAGAAATGCAACTCCCGGTCGGCTTCGCCTTACCCTTCCCATGCTTGGTGGCTTACGTGGCATTCCATCTATTGCCATGCGCAAACAGAATTTCCGTCTTAAAGTTGTTATGCGCCCCCTAGAAGAATGCACTGAATGCTCAGATTATTCTGTATTGTATCCCGCACCCTGGAAAGAGCCATCATTTACAGTCTATCCTCCATCAAATGGGACACCCTACACTGTAAGCCCTTTACCACGCGAATCAATAGGTCGTCCCACGCTTACCTTAGAAACCCGCCATGTGTATTTTGACCCTGAATCACGTGAAGCACTAGAAGACACTGATCATGAAATTCCATATTCTGTCTTCTACGAAAATAATTTCACCTTTGGAGGGCTTGACTATAAATCGGCATCAGGCGTAAGCCCGAGTTTCACACGAGATATTGATGCATCTCATACGGCATCGCGAATGTTCTGGTTTCTACGAACCCGTGATGACCTGCAGCGTGGGCGGCGCTGGGCAACATCCGGATATAATAATCCGTATTACACACAGCTGTCCCTTTTAATTGCTGCCCGTGACCGTGAATCACTGCAAATTCCTCTTATATGGAATACATTAGTGCCCTTTTCAAAGGAAGCACGCGACCCAGGATTTGCATTAGGCGAAATGAATTGGGACCTTGGCAGTGAGGGGCGGGAAACCCCACACGAATATGTTCCCGAAGGCTCTATTAACTTTTCCACCGCAGACAAGCCGGTTATTCTTATTTATCTCAGACTTCCTAATGCGGATGCGAGCTTTACAACAAAGGTGGTTGAAATGACTCTTGTAGTGGAGAGCTGGTGTCTCTATACAGTTGAAGATGATAGGGGATTCTTACGATATTCCAATTAGTGTTAGACATTAGTCTTAAAGCACTTAGTGCTATCTAAATAGATGAGCAAGCAACCCCTCGGCTCAATAACAACCCTTCTAGACCTTACAGACCGTGACGAGCAAGAGAATGACCTTTTCCCTTTAAAGACAGAAGTCACGTGGTTCACTCGTGATAAATCTCGGCGAACCGTTTCATTTTCTCCGCAAGTGCAACTGGTTCCCTTTCGTGGTCCTGCCGAGCTTGGGCAGCGCTTTACCTTTGATATTGGCTCGACAATTGTTGGGGACCTTCTGTTTGGTGCGGCACTAGAAATTCAGTTAGGGCACTGGCTAGATGCAGGTGTTCAAAATCTTCTTGCAAGCGGTATATACACATACACAGATGTTCAAGGCGCATGGGAATACGCAAATTCTCTTGGAACATCCATCATACAATCGGCAGAATTAGAGATTGACGGAAAGACTGTTGAAACAATTGACGGTGACTTTATTAATCTATTCAGCCTTTTATTTTCTGACTACAATACTCAATACGGTGTAAGCTATGACCACATTGGACGTGTTAGCAGGGCAGTTCTAAAGGGTATAGGGGCTAATGGACCTATACCTAATCCTCGTCTTTATCCTACAGAGGATGGCACACTTCACTGCCCACTTCCCTTCTTTTTTGGACGCGTTCCACGACAGGAAGCACTTCCGCTTATTTCCGTTAAAGAGGGTTCAGCCCGAATTCACATAATTCTAAGACCCTTTTCGGAGGTTGTTCGACAAGTGCGTGGCTACAGAGATTCGTGTAATTCAGTTCCGTTAGCCCAGACAATTAATTTCCAAACGGGTGTTAATACATTTTCAGTGGTTACGGGAAATTCAATTCCCCTTCTAAATTCAATTAGCCTTCTTACTCACGGAGCAATTGTGGATGGTGAATTTCGCCAAGCGTTGTTACGAAGCCCGTTTGAAATTCTTCACCGTGAATTGCAGACCTTTACCTTTAGCGAGCCGCTAAAATATATGTTAGCCAAAGGCACTGGCGATACGATTCATGTGCAGCTACCCTTAGAGGCAAATCACCCTATTGAGGAGATAATTTGGATTATTAGACGGAAGGATGCATCTGTAAATAATGACTGGACAAATTATTCCGATACGGTTGAGTCTGCATGGTCAAATGATAGAACATTTTTAACACAGCCTTTACTTGTTAGTGCTGCACTACAAGTAAATGGAATTACTATGATTAATTCAGATGAACAGTATTTCAGACAACACATAGCGCGTAAGCATAAAGGGGGTTACTCAGCGTATTCAAACTATATTTACGGCTATACATTTGCTGAGCGCCCAGGTATGCATGACCCTACCGGCTCTGTTAATGCATCACGAGCAAGCTCATTTAGAATCAGCCTCGAAGTTGGAGCTCCATTAGGGGTTGAATGGGAAGTCAAAGTGTATATGATTGGGCTTAACTGGATGCGGTTTGAGAATGGTTTAGCAAATGCAGTGTTTGAGGATTAAAGGAGGACTCTATAATTATTTCTAATGGAAACCGGTATGATGCACGGAACACGTTACGGGGGCTGGTGGCTACCCGATAATTGCGGTCTTGATGCCTCAAGTATTGTGCTATCCGCTGGGGCAGGTGAAGATATCTCCTTTGACCTTGTAGTCCAAAGTAAGTATGGATGCCGCGTTGAAATTCTTGACCCGACGCAACGGGCATTAAAACATTTTGATGAAATACAGGCGTATTATGCATCTGGAAAAACAAGCCCCTTTTCATGTAGCATTCAACCCGATTATAAAACCTGGATTTACCCAATTACTCCTGATTTTTCTAAAATAGTTATGAACCCTGTAGGATTATGGGAACACGCAGGAAATTTAAAATTCTACCACCAGGATAATCCGAATTATGTTTCTCAAACACTTATTCCAAACCTTTATGGCGGGCTGTATACAGTTGTGCCTGTAGAGCGTCTTTCGGCATTTCTAAAGCGGAAGGGCATTGAAAAGGTTGATGTTTTGAAACTTGATATTGAAGGAGCTGAAATTCAAGTCTTAGAAACTATACTAGAAGATTCAATATATCCACGTATTCTCTGTGTAGAATTCGATTATTATTTGAAGGGTGCTGATACTAATGGTATAACTAGAGCTCTTATTGAGCAGTTAATATCTGTAGGCTATGAGCTATTGCATAATAATAATTGGAATATGGTATTCATATATAGAAATGTCTGACGTTCCTGAATTAAATTCTAAGACTCCAGTTCAATGGATTCCGTCAATTGATATTATGCTTGCCAAATGGTGTGACCAGGCAAAATGTTTTGAATGGATGCACACCGAGGCTTTTACACGCTACGATAAACGGGCTAGAAAAATGGCGATTGTATCGAATGTTCTTACCGCTGTAAGCGGCTTAAGCAATGTTATTGCTGGAGGGGAGCAGGTGGGCGCATTTAAACTTGCATGGATATTTGGGACAGTTTCTATAGCAATTACGATTACAAATATGCTTCAAGAGAAATTGGCGTATTTAACAAAGGCTACCAGCCATAGCCATTATGCAGTGCAGTGGGGTGCAGTGCGGCGGAAGATTGAGGAGGAGTTATCCATTCCTCCAGAGTCTAGAAAAGATTGTGGGACATTTTTGAAATACATACGGCAGGACATTAATCGTGTATCTATGGATGGAAACACAATGATTCCTGAGACAATAAAAACTGCCTGTTTCGAAAAGTTTAATACAGTGCCTGAATTTGACATACCAGATATATGTGGTCATGTTGAGCATACAAAGGTTTATATGCGCTTGGCAGCATGAAAGCTAAATTAAAAATTGAAGCGCAACATCCTATGTAAAGATTTTACCAAAGATGACGTGCTCTATCTGCCTTGACGCGATTAATGCAATTACAGGGCAAGTGGTTATGTCATGCGGACATAACTACCACTTGAAATGCATATCAAGCTGGCTAACTACTGCTGACACGTGCCCAAACTGCCGTGCAAAGCCATCTACATACGAAACACTCTTAGTGCATTCAGAAACACCGGACACTGAATCATGGAATGTAAGACCGATTCAGTTTGATGGTACTATGTCAATCTTTCGAGGCTTTAACTTCAATGCAGCCGAAGACATACAGCAGACGCCAGAGCCAACCACCGATGGAAATTTTGGTATGAGCCTACAGGCACTCTTTAACAGTGATGACAATATTGACATGTCGCTTATTAATGATGAAAGAGACATTGAAATTGTAGTAAGCCAGGCAAGTGTTTCGCGTAACCTTGCATGCATCGCATTGACATCAAACAATGGCGACATAGTTAATGCAATTATTGAACTGCTCTCGCCGGCAAGCTGGTAATAGCTAATACCTGATCTTATCTAAACCTATTTTTACTATAATTAATAGATGGATCTAGACGGTTGGAAGCCGATAGGTATTTACAGAACTAGACAACTTCCGTATGTTCCCTTGAAACCTTTAGTGCGCATTGTAAAATACAACCCTTTAACTAAAAAAATTGATGTTGTCAAACTACCTGGGTCTGTTAATAATGACCTGCCACGCATGTAACGCTGAGGCGTTTAAGAATGCCAAACGATTTGCCCACGACGCAGCAGTGAAACTTGTTCACGGCTGGGCGCATGATAAGGCACTCAGTCAGTCAGGCTTTGGAAAGGGGTTTATCGATTACTATATGATGTTTTACCGTGTTCATTTTGAAGGGATGTATGACCAGGCATTTAAAGATTATGTTGACCTCTATATGACATCACTTATTGAAACCTTTAAGGGCGATACCAATGACCTGTGCATAGATTGTATGGAGCGTTATCTTCTCTTTACAGTTATTGGCTCAACACGTCGCGAGCCTGTTTATGTTGAACCGCCAAAGTATCCTGAGATTAAGGTTCCTTCCCAGAAAACAATTGAGTAACGGCAAGTGCCGCATTTAATAGTCTCCTTTAAGGAGACTATTAAATCAGCATACTTGCCATCATAGGGTTGTAGGCAATATTAAGCACCCCCCTTTCAGGGGGTACTTAACTTTAGCACAACACGGTAATGTGTAAAAATTGAAGTGCCGGTTTTTTCAGAGTTGTCTAGAAATGTCACAAAACGTAAAAGTAGTTAAGCCGTTTAGCAATGAGCGCATGGGTAAAGCATGGACCGATGAAGAGGCACTATCCCTACTAACAAAGATTCAGCGCGGCAAATCAATGTATGAGATTGCCATTAAACACCAGCGTAACTATGGGGAAATTCATTCAAAACTGTATGAACTTGCCGCCCAGTATTATTACTACGATAATCGGCAGGTAGATGAAATCAAGTCTTTTACAGGGCTAAGCACCGATCAAATTCTGCAGGCGATTCGCATATGGTCTTACCGCATGAAGTATGTGCGTCGTGAGCCGACGCTAAGTGAAATTATGGACGTGTTGAAGGATATTCAGGCACGTTTGCCAGGGCGTCACTAACCGATTTGCTACTTAGTTCTAAAATATATGCACTACTATCATTGACACCAAGTGAAACAAAAATACGCGACCTAAAAGACGCTAAACTGCATGTAAATTCAATATGAGAATGTTTAAAAAACACAAAAGGCTCAGACAGCTTGACACCATATGTAAATGGATTAAACAGCATCCACCGATGATAGGTTCTTTCCTTATTTGTATGAATTAAGAATAAACGTTCGCCGTTATAGTCTATACCGTTTGTAGAGCCATGATACCCTTCAAGGGAAGATATTTGAGAAAGTGTTTCTCTGTCATCAGTAGTAACTGATTTTATTGTAAGCGGGAACAGGCTATAAATAACCTTTTGAGTCCCATTAATGTCAGTGTAAGGCATCCAGTTTTTTTCTACCTTATTTGGACTACACATACTATAGGAAGAAATGGTGATACCATCTATATTTGCACGAAAGATACAGGGTTGCCCGCTTGGATTACACTCAGGAATTGTTGTTAAAATAGAAGCGTCATTAAGAAACCGCACATCTTCTATGCCAGTCCAATAGGTTGGATACGTTGGTATAGAAAATTTAGTTTCAACGCGCTCTAGACTAAACGTCTCAAGATTCAAAGGGTTAGAATCAAGACTTCCAGTTAGCAAGCTGTATGCAGAGTTTGATTTATGTTCATATAAAATAAACTGTCTGTTATGGAATTTACGATAATTTACGCGGCGAACTAGGATTTTTACATTACCAGATTCAGAAATATGTAACGATGGATTCATATCAACATATAAATTCATATTATTAAATCTATCTTTAAAGCATAACTCTGGAAGTATTATAGGGGTTATATTTACAATAGGGTGTAACATAATGATGCTGCTTTTAGATTGAATTATATTCTTTAAGCACTGCCTATAGGGTTGTATGCTTATGCACAACACGCTAACGGTCTAAACATTTCCCACATCTAATCATCTATGTCAGAGTCTAGTAACACATCACGTGTATATGCAATGACAAATATTAGGATTAAATATCAAGTAAAAAATATAATGACCCTAAATAAACTCGAGCAGACCCTAAAAGGTCTAACGCCATTTGCATACAAATGTATAATGAAACACATTTTTAGTTTTCTGAAAAATTATAGAGATAATGGGAATCACCTACCAACAGCAAAAGAGGATATTACAAGAATAACACAACTATTTGACGATTATATGAATTCTGCAATTAGCGATGCCGATTTATGGAAACGCCTGTATGAATTACATGTAAACAATTGTATGATTGAAGAGATTGTCGAGTTAGTGACGACTCTCAATTGCAACTCTTAGCACATCAATAATCTGCTGTGTAAATTCTTCAACAGGCGGCATATGAAAATCAACATAGTGCCGATACGCAATTCGACTCTCTAAATACGGATTCATTTCAATCCATTCATGTGGCATACCCCTGTCAAGACGTGGAAAATCCCACTCCCATTTGCTAATGTTTAAACGCTCGGGACAACTTTCTTCCCAATCTTTTACCCGTGCATAAAGCTCAAGTTGGTCTGAAGTCCAACCAAGACCCCCATGATTTCCATCGGCACTATAGAGTCCGCTCCACATTTTCATTTTTTCTATAACATCTTCTAAATTTTTAATGCGAAACATGTCGCCCCAGACAGATGGTGCTGCACCAACATACATAATGGCAATTTCCTTGCAATCTTCCATAGGTGCCTTTAATGATACAAATTGATTGGCTACTGCATGAGAGAAACCTCGGTGAAAGAAATCGGCATTAAGCGGCATACAATCCATATCACCAATAACAACTGCGCCATCCGTTTTTATGAGCACGGGATATAATAGGCGAATCATTTGTGCCTGTGTTGCAGTTGGCATATGAGGCACAGGCTTGAAAAGGGTAACACATGGGTCGTTTTCTAGGTCTTCGTGTAGGCTTTCTCCAATATAGACCATTGTAACATCTATGCCTACAATCTGTTTCCACGCGCGCTTCACAAAGGGCCAGAAATGAAGATACTTTGTATTTTCATTACAAGCTAGTAGGCAGTGAGTTAATTTCATTATAATTATCTAAACGTTTGTGTTTAGACCTGCACAACGTAGAAAAGAAAGAGTATTAGTGAAATTACCAAAACTATAAGTGAAAATGCTAGACACCATCTAGCGCACTTTAGTAAATTTCTATAAAACAGCATTAGTTCCTCATCATCGCCTATTGTGAGATGCACTTCCTCTACATATGATTTTATACAGATAGGACATGTATCCTTTTTATTTTCAAACCATAATTTGACGCATGTATTATGAACATATGGGCGACATTCACATACACCATGAAGTTGAAAAGTATCTTCATTATTCAAACAAAATATGCATACTTTTTCTATAGATTTTATACACTCCATGCATAATATTGTATAGATGTTATCCTTAAGGACACGAAATTGTTACTGGCGTAGTAGTTGTTGTAGTAGTGCCTCTTACTGCGTTACAAACCTGCTGATTTGCACTTGAAGCAGCAGAAAGAACTGCAGGTGGAACAAGGGACGCTATACTATGGTCATCGCGGAAGCGGCGCTCATTCCAGTGTGTTTTATCACGTATATTTTTTGTATAGAGTTGTTTTATAACACCTATAATTACAAAAAATGCAAGAATTGTTGCACCTGTATAGATTGCATATAACTTACTGACAATTTCGTATTTAGATAATACCAGTAAAATAACTGTAAAAGCTATTGCAAGAAAGGTAAGTTGAAGAATAAACAGGGTTTCCATTGTAGAATTGTATTTCCATTCATTTATTTCCATTGCACGCCGTTTTGAATCGGTGTCCATCTA